AGTAGGGTAGTCAGTGTCAATGATTTGATAGAGTTATACTACGAATCAAATGACTTTGACATGCTTAGGGATACAACTAAGAGTGACTATAGGTATTTCCTCAGTGTCGTATGTAACTCTATTGGTCAGCAAAAATACCACGGGTTCACATCTAAGAAAGCTAAGTGGGTGTATGAGGATTGGGTTAAGCGAGGTGTCAGCTTCGCTAATCATGTAGCTACCTGTGCATCCAGAGTGTTTAACTATGCCATAGAGATGGAGTACGCTGTACAGAATCCATTCACGAGCATCAAGCGTAAGGCTGAGATCAAACGTAAGGTAGTGTGGAAGCATGGTGATGTCATTAAGTTTCTTGACGTAGCATACTCAGACTTCAGCACTAGAAACATTGGCTTGATTATACAGATGACGTATGAGTGGTGTCAGAGGATAGGTGACATGCGTACTTTACGTTGGAGTAACATAGACTTTGATACTAAGATGCTTACACTGGAGCAGAGTAAACGTAGGGCAGAGGTGTTCCTACCCATATCATACGACCTGATGATAATGTTACAAAGTCAGCATCAAGACTTCGGCTTTCAAGAGTACGTAGCACCTCATGTAATGCCCACTCGTGGCGTGTTCTATCCCTATGCGATGCAGAGGTTCTCAAAAAATGGAAGGGCTGTCATGCGTAAGGCTGGGCTGTCTGAGAAGCTACGACTAATGGACTTACGTAGGACAGGTGTAGTGCAGATGGTAGACAAGGGTGTACCTTTGACTAATATTATGGCAGTGACAGGCCATGCTAATGTGGCTTCTGTGAAACCCTATTTAAAAAATACGTACACTGCTGCAAATAATGCCTTGACACAGAGAAACGTCAGTGTACAATCGAACACTGTGAGTAACATAGAAAGTGATACATAATGAATATAAATAATATTATAAATGATATAACACTTACTAATGGTGATTCAAAAAGAATGGATTGTCCTGAGTGTAATGGTAAGAAAACATTTACTGTTACAAACAACATGGGTTCTATCGTATGGAACTGCTACAAGGCAGGGTGTACTGTGTCAGGTGGTAAGAGAGTACACCTATCCAGTGCTGACATACGTAAGTCGTTAACTAAGACAGGTATAAAAGTAGGGCATGTCAATGCTTGGTTAGAATTTGCAGAGGACATACCTAACTTTGATAAGCCTGAGTGGTTAGTTAAAGACTACAGTACAATACAAGACTTCTGTGCTGAGTGGTCACTAAATCCACAAGAGCTAGGGCTGTTGTATGATGTAAGAGAACATAGAGTTGTGTTTCCTGTGTTGCATAATGGTTACATGTTAGATGCTACAGGACGTAGTTTAGGTAAGCGACTACCTAAATGGAAACGCTATGGAAAGAATGACTTGCCCTACGTTCACGGCTATGGTACTGTCGCTGTAGTTGTTGAGGACTGTGTTAGTGCCGCTGTTGTTGGTAGTAATGTATATGTAGGGGTTGCAGTGTTGGGTACGTCATTATCAGAAGCACACAAAAGGTATCTCTCACGGTTCTCAACAGCAATAATAGCACTAGACCCAGATGCCCTACCTAAGACACTGCAATTTGCTAAAGAACTACGAGGATATGTAGACACAGTACGTGTCTTGAAACTACACGACGATTTAAAATACAGAAACCCTGATGACCTACAGAATCTAACACGCATAGGAGAACTATAATGGAACTAAGTTTAATACGCAGTCTAATGGACAAAGACTTTTACGATGAACATCGTGGGGCTAGATGCCCGAACAGATTGTTCAGCAAGGATGTCCGAAAGATTAAGGAAGCTGTCGATGCCGCAATGGATAGGTACGAACGTACCGTTACACCTGCTGAGATAGAGTCTCTGTTCATGGCTAACAATCCGACCATGACGACAGCACAGAAGCAGGCATACAGCACACTGTTTACACAGATAAATGGTAAGCCACCACTGGGTAGTGACATAGCACAGGAAGTTCTGTCTAAGTTATTCCAACAGATAGTGGGCGAGGACATTGCCAACTTAGGCTTTGACTATGTGAACGGTGACAAGACAAGCCTTGAGCCACTACGTATACTACTGGAACAGTACGGTGATGACTTCACACCTGATCTAAAAGTACAGTGGGATGACATTGACGTTGAGACTTTACTGTCTAAGAATGATCTCGAAGCACGTTGGACATTCAACATCTCTACTCTTACTCGTAAGCTTGAGGGTGTTAATGATGGACACTTGATTGAGATAGGGGCCAGACCTAACACAGGTAAGACTTCCTTCCATGCTTCACTGGTTGCAGGGCCTAATGGCTTTGCCCATCAGGGTGCTAAGTGTATCATCCTGTGTAACGAGGAGGGTTCACACCGTGTTGGTGCTAGGTATCTTACTGCCGCAACAGGCATGACAATGCAGGAGATCAAGCATAACCCAGCCAAGGCAAGGGATTTGTATGCATCAGTCAAAGAAAACATAAAGATATACGATGCGAGTAATCGTGACATGGGTTGGGTTGAGAGCGTATGTAAATCATACAAGCCTGACATAGTTATACTGGACATGGGTGATAAGTTTGCCAGAACAGGTGGCTTCAGTCGTACTGACGAGGCACTCAAGGCTAACGCTATACATGCCAGACAGATAGCCAAGCAACACAGTTGTGCTATGTTCTACATGTCGCAGTTGTCTGCTGATGCAGAGAATAAAGTAGTACTCAATCAGGCTATGATGGAAGGCTCACGTACAGGTAAGGCGGCTGAAGCTGACTTGATGATATTGATTGCAAAGAACCCACCAGTAGAGGGGCAGGATGAAGAAGATACTATGCGTCACCTGAACCTAGTTAAGAATAAATTATCAGGATGGCATGGGATTATCCATTGTCAATTAGAATATAAAACAGCGAGGTATGTAGCATGATAGATACAATTAACCCAACAACAGGAAAGCCTAGATATTATAGAGGTGAAGGTACTGATGTAAAAAGCAGTGCAGAAATACAAAGAAAAAGAAACGTAAACACTAACCCAGAAAGAATGTATGTTAATGGTAAGTATGTACCTAACACACACCCTTTATATAAAGCAGGGAAATACAAATCATTTGGTGATGCTGCGTTTGACTCTCTATCTAATTACAATAAGAGTAAGGAAGGTGAGGTGTATGCCATAGCAAACAAAGCATGGAATGGGTGGATAAAGATAGGCATGGCAGTTGATGCAGAGGATAGGCTGAATAGTTACCAGACATCCAGCCCACTCAGAGACTACGTTCTTTTACATCGCTCATTCTTTAATGACAGACGCAGAGCTGAGGCTGAAGCTCACAAGAAGGCAGAGACACTTGCAGAGGAACGCAAAGGAGAATGGTTTAAGATGAGTTCCTTTGAAGCAACGAAAGTTATCATGGCTATTGACAACCCTGATGCAAATGAGGTAAAACAATTAACAACAGCCTTTGACAAAACAGGATACTATAAGTAAAGAGGAACCCCAATATGATACTGACACTGGACGTAGAGAACACCGTAATAAAAAGGAATGGCAAGATGCACCTTGATCCATTCGAACCTGAGAATACATTGGTTATGGTGGGGATGCTAGATGGTACTGGACTTGAGCAAATTATAACGTTTGACCACACAGAGCATCCCCCCACATTAAATGGTAGACAGACAGTACAAGACAAGCTTAATCGTACTACTCTTTTAATAGCCCACAATGCCGCACATGATTTGATGTGGCTGTGGGAGTCAGGCTTTACCTACGACGGCAAAGTCTTTGACACTATGCTAGGTGAGTACATACTACAGCGTGGTCAGAAAGAACCACTGTCTCTTGAGGCATGCGCTGAACGACACCAGCTACACACTAAGAAGCAGGACACTCTGAAAGAATACTTCAAGCAAGGACTCAACGTATCTGAGATACCACATGATGAGTTGTCTGAGTATCTGTCTGCTGATCTGCATGCAACACAACAGTTGTTCAGGCATCAAGACAAAGAGTATACCTTTGGTAAGGGTAAAACGTTAGTAGATACAATACGTCTGACCAATCAGTTAGCTGTACACCTAGCCCGTATATACCAACGGGGTTTCAAGGTAGACCTGACTGTACTGGAAGAGGTACGCAAAGAGTTTGAGCAGGAGAAGCAAGAGTTGACTGTTAAACTTGAAGGGCAGGTACACGAGTTGATGGGTGACAGACCTATCAATCTGAATAGCCCAGAGCAATTGTCTTGGATTATCTACAGCCGTAAGGTATTTGATAAGAAGGTGTGGGCTGAAGCATATGATGATCGTGTATCAGTTAGACAACACCTAGCTAACATAAGACAGATGACGTTGCCACTGCACAAACAGTATGCTGTAGTGTGTACTCAGTGCATGGGTCATGGGTGGATACGTAAGAAACGTAAGGATGGCTCCGCTTATAAGAATACAAACAACTGTCCTGAGTGTGGCAGTGCAGGTTATCTGTACCGTGACAGAAAAGAGTTAGCTGGGCTGAAGTTCAATGCACCTGATCACACGTGGGCAAGTGCCAATGGGTTCAGCACCAGTAAGGGCAACCTCATATATCTAGAGGGCATTGCCAGATCACGTGGCATGCATGATGCTGAGGTATTCTTACAACGAGTACGTAGACTGTCAGCATTAGATACTTATCTATCCAGCTTCGTCGAGGGCATAGCTACTCATGTAAAAGCTGATGGCATGTTACATGTACGTCTACTACAACACAGAACAGGTACAGGTAGACTGTCTGGTGCAGATCCTAACATGCAGAACATGCCCAGAGGTGGTACGTTTCCTGTTAAGAAAGTATTTATATCCCGTTGGGATGGTGGTGAGATCATGGAAGCTGACTTTGCACAGCTAGAGTTTCGTGTTGCCGCATTCCTCAGTCAGGACAAGACTGCAATAGAGGAAGTGTCTACGGGCTTTGATGTACACAACTACACAGCTAAGGTTATCAGTGAGGCAG